GCCCTTGACCCGCACGCCGCCACCGTTCTGCGTGCCGGCATAGCCGGTCATCGCATATCGCAAAGCTCGCAGTGCACCACTGCCGGGAGTGGCAGCAAGGACGATCCGGATCGTGTTGCCGATGATGGTGACGTTGCTGATGCCGACGGCGGCCCCGGATCCGTCCAGGACTTCAAAGCCCCAGTTCGCCGGCGCAGGGTTGTTGACGATCGGATGAACCACATCCCGAACGAGGGGGCCGACGGGAACGTCCAGGAACAGGTCCAGCGTATTCACGCCGTCGAAGGTCACGCTGACTGGCTTTAGGGCGCCCTTGCCCTTGGCCCCCCATAGCTCTGTTTCGCGCAAGATGGTGCGGGCCATTTTCTCGCCCAGGTACAGTCCCCGATTGCCCAGGTGCAACTCATCACCTGCGTACATCTCGTAGGGGTAGTAAGGCGCTGACAGCGTGTGCGCGCTGGACGACTTGCAGACCTTATAGGTGTCCTGGACTCCATACACTTCGTTGCTGAAAAACGTGGAAGCCTGGGAACAGACGAACGGCACGGCGCCCTGTTGGCCGGTGATGGCCTGAATGTCTGCCTGGAGATCCGCCTGCAGGGTAACCAGATCGCTGGCATAGGTTGGATTGGTACTGTCACCTTCCCCATGGATCAACGCCACGAACGGGACGTACATGTCGTAGCCCTGCTGGTCCGCCAAGATCTTTGCCCGATTCAACGCCGTCATGAAGTTGCTGTAGGGAATGGTCCCTTTCTTCAGGTCGCGATAAGGCCTGGAGCCATAACCCGGCGCGAACATCAGCACGCTGGGATGAAAGCCCAGGTATTCCGCCGCCACTTTCTGCAGCGTGAAACCGATCCCCTCGAGCGCCGAAGCGCCCCGGTTGGCCTGTGCCGCACTTTGCACGGACACCAGCGGCCGAAAACCAATCAGGTTTGCTCCATTTAGCACTTCCTCGGCCCCGACCGCTGCGCCGCCGGCCGGCAAGCCCATGCGAACATCGGGCACACCGACAGCCAGGTCGAACATCATCAGGTTTTCAGGCCAGTCGTTGTGCGTCATCGCAGCCGGGGGCTCGTAGGCCTGGGCGGCGACAGAGTTGCTTTGCCCGTAGTCGGGAATGACGATCAGCAGCTTTTTGGCCGACGGCACCACGCAGGTGAAACCATCGCTCAAGGTCGACACGGCGACAGGTGTCTTGGCGCCCAGGCTTGGCCGATCGGTCGCGGTGATGACCGCCGGACCGCGCCAGTAGGCAAGGCTGAGGAATTGCTGCGGGCTTAGGTCGGCTACCGTTTCATCGCCTCGCGTGCCGATTTTTTTCAGCACGCCGGCGTCGACGAAGACTGGATCTCGGCTTGGGTTTACCGAAACGCTGCTGATGGCGTTGATCAAGTCCTGGACCACGGTCTGCCGAGCGATTGCCTCCGCCTCAATCGATGCCGCAAGCTGCATGACGACTTCGGGGCCTTCGACCAGGTTGCCCTCTGCATCAAGCGTGCGCTCGGTCAGCGCATCGTCATAGCCTGACAGCAAGGCGCGTTTAGGCACGGCCTCGTAAGCCATCAGACCCAGGTCAATCTCTTCTGCCAGCATGGCGATGACCGCTGGGCCACCGACAGGATTGAGGTCAGCGTCCAGATCGACCGTACCACCCGCATCATCAAAACCCGAGAGCAGAGCCCGGGAGGACGGCGCTTTTGACCAGGCATCGCTGGACGCCTTGGCAGCAGTATCCGACAGCGCCTCGACACGCAGCGATGACGGGTAACGCTTCTTCTCCAGCGCAGATCCTGCGCTGTTGAGGTACAGGATGCTGTATTCGCTGGTGTCGGGCGAAGGCACGCTGAAGTACTGTCCATCCACCGTATGAGCCAGGCCCAGTGCGGTATCCGCATAGATACCGCTCGACAGCAGAGCCGCATCCCGCGCTTGCTCGGAGCGCAGAGCCGACGCTTCAGCCGCGGCAAGATCGTCATTCACATCATTGAACTGGACGCGGATACGATAATCGCGTGAGGCAGTGACCACCCGCAGGTCATACAAACCGTTAGCGGCCGCCAGTTGTAGAAGGCCATCATCACCGGCATTGAACGGGTTCATAAGGCCGGCACCATTGGCCTGACGCAGGCCGCTGACTAGGCTTTCGGTGCCTCGCTCGTAGAGGTAGCACGTTGCCCCGGGTAATCTGTTGCCCTGGTCATCTTGGGCAAAGAAGTTCTTCAGTTCCAAATTAAGCTCCTGTGATGGGCGTCAGTTGCCCGAATAGTTGTGCGCCGGTACCGGCGTGTGCAGCGAAGCTCGCCGCGTTGGAAGGCACCGGGCTGGAGCCATGCACATGGCCCGCGATATCGGCGTTCATCTGGGTGACCAGGTCGATCAGGTCGCACAGCACCTGGAGCACATTCACGCTCTCGGAGCCGAGCCAAGTCGTGCCGGCCACACTCTTGCGAGCTCCCTGGATCCGCTCAAGCAAATCGCCACCGACGGCGGTATTCAGCTTGCGACCGATCACCAGGTTCAGATCCCGACCGGTGGCTTGGTGCAGGTCATCGAGGGCAGCCAGGCTTGCGGATCCGCCCGACAACAGCTTTAGCGCGCCCAGGGCCTCGATCGTCTTGGTGCCCCCCACCGACTCGGTCGAGTGGTTGCCCACCTCCAAGGTGCTGGTCTGGTGCTTCTCGCTGTTGTTGAGGCTCTCGACCTCGCGGTCGATCGACTCGTCGCGAATCCGGCCATCGGTCGACCTCGACCAGTTGCCGTTGGCATCAACGCGCTGTTGGACCAGCTCGCTTTGCTGCCAGACCTGGTCGCCTTTCGGCACCTTCGGCAGGCTCAGGCCGTGCGGCAGGATGGTTTGGATGTAGGGCTTGTGCGGTAGGCCGTAGGCAAAGCACAACACCACCACCGTGCCTTCCTCTGGAAAGGCAAAAAACCCCATCTCATCCCCGCCCATGGGCAAGGGCAGCGGCACGCCGGCCAGGATCGGCAAAGAGGCGTCGGCCTCACCGTCGGGGGTCAACACCTCGACGTCGACCGCGAAGCGCGGACGGAAGTCGTCGCAGATCCCGGCGCTGGTAGGCGCGTCCGCGATGCCGGTGACTCGGCCAAACCGTGGCAGGTGATAGCCGCCGGTCAGCTCCGGAAACTGGCGCTCCACGGTGCGGCGGATTACTTCTTCCATCGGATCGCCATTTGGTTGCCAGACAAGGTCACGTTCGTAACGCGCTCGCCCTGATTGATGGTTGCACCAGGACGTAACCCGGGCAGGGCCGCAACGACCGCACTCTGGTTGCCCTGGTAATCGTCAAACAGCTCGTTCGGCAACTGCAGCGGCTGCTTGCTCCCGAAAAAGCTGTCCGCCCAACTGCCGACAAACACCTCGGCGTTACCCTGCTGTTGCCAGATGAAGTCGGAGATCCCGAACACCTTGGCCAAGCTGTCCATCGCGAGATAGCCAGCGCCGAGGCTGTAGAAGAACGGGGCTTTTACCTTGGCGTAAGCACGCTCCGGAACTCGAAACGTCAGGCCTGTCTTCTGGTTGATTTCACCCAGAACGGTGCCCAGGTCTGCATGGCGCAGGTTGAGCGGCAAAGGCGCTGCCAAAATCGCGGCCAGCTCGCGGCAATAGATCACCTGCTCTAAAGCATTCGCAGCGGTGCAGCGCTCCACGTAGCCGATGAAATGGCGCTGCAGGGTGCTGTCGTTGTAGCCGATGTCGAGTGTCACCAGTCCGGACACCCTCACCGGCGACTGGATGGTCAGCGTGGCTCGTCCAGGGCTGCGGATGTCCAGGCGGACATCGTCCTTGATCAGCGGGTAGATGGTGCCGGCGATCGTCAACACCTTGTTCAGCTTCATGCTCATGACCCACCGCCAATGTAATCGTCGACACGCTTGAGCACCGCCTCGAGGCCCGTGAGTTGAGTGCCGCTGCCCGTGGTCCCATTACCGGTGCCAGTGCCGGTACCCGGACCGCCGACCGATACGCCGGTACCGCCCTGCTGGTTGACGCTTGCAGCGGCTCGACGACTTTCCACCCGCTCGGGGTTGGAGAGCTTTTCCGACAGGGTGAACTGGATCAGCCAGCGGGCCAGGGTGTCGTCTTCCCGGGCGCTGACACCATCCGAAAATTGCACCTGGCGTACACCAAAGGCCGCCGCCGTGTCGTTGACAACGCGGTAGGACTTGAGCTGACCGCCGGACTCAGTGGCCTCGGCCAGGCTCATCAGCGCGCGCAACTGATCGCTATCCGCGTAGCGGATCTGCAGCGAGACGGCCAGCGTCTTGGGCTTGAAACCCTTGTGGGCCGATTCGGTGTTGCTGGTCTGCCCCGAGAGGTCATCGCTTTCGATGCGCAGGTTGGCCGTGATCTTCAGGCCCTTGCCTTGGACCTCTTGCCCATCCAGTAGCAGCGTCATAGGCCGACCAGCTCCCGCACAAAGGACAGCCCGGGTAGCGAGCCAACCAGCATGACGCCGGCGGACAGCGGCCATTCATGACCAGGTGCATCACCGGCCAGCAGTTGCTGACGCAGCTCGGCATTGTTGCCAGGACCGATCAATCGCGCCTGCATGGTGCTATTGGCCGAGCTGTCCGCGAACTGGGCTTTGAGGTCAGCCAGATCCTTGGCCATGGATTTCGCTTGATTGGCTTTGCGCGTGGCCAGTGCGGACAGATCGCCCAGGGGTGTGCTGTCGGCGTAGCTCTCCAGCGCCGACAGCTGGCCAGACATAGTCTGCGCGGCGACCTTGGTGATCGTGCATCGCTCCAGCGGCAACTTGCCCCACAGCGGCAGTGTGCCGGCGGACGGCAATTCCCACTTGTCCGCCTCGAGACCAAACAGCTGATCGGCACGCCGCTCGGCACGCTGCAGATCTTTCATCGGCAACAAGGTATTGAACGCGGCAAGGGTGCTGGCCAACTGGTCGTAGCGCGTGGCGAGAAACATCAGGATCAGGGCGTGCTGAGCGTCCGCCGGTCGGTTGTCGTCGCTGGTGTCTTCCAGCTTGGCGGCCATGTGCTGCAGCAGGTTTGGCGCCGACAGGTAGCGCTGATAGCCACCGCCTTGGCCGACACCACTCTGGAACGGGGTCACGACCAGGCACAGCGGTGCCTCTCCCAGCGCGCCGCTCAGTGCCGCACGACCGGCGGTAACAGCCTGCATCGCAGCTGCGCCGACTGGACCGGGTGAGGTGGTGGCCAGCGTGGCCAAGGTGGCAACACGCTCCTGCGCGCTATCCAGCTCTACACCGGCCATTCCCTGGGATTCTGACAGATCGTTGAGCCAGGAAGTCGCCTCCTCCGGCCACCGCATCTGCACGGGTAACCAGTTCATGCGCTCCGCTCCACCAGAAGCCAGCGGCTGCCGTCCCACTTAGCGATCTTGCCCCCTGTTGCCTTGGGCGGTGCTACTGTCACGCACCCCCGTGGGATCAGCCATATATCGGTTTCAAGTGGAGAAAGATCGGCGACGGTGCGGCCGACGTAAAAGCCTGCATCATCCAGTTGGTAAACAGTTTTGGTTTCCATGTCAGACCTCAGTACTTGATGCAGGCGAGGAGCGCGACGTTGCGCGGGCGGGATTCGGTTCCACCGGATGGTTTAACCGACACCCCGTGGCTGTGATCAGGGGCCATACTCGTCTGCAGGGCGGTGAGCCCCTGCTGGATTTCGTCACCCAGGAATGCGTCGCTGTCTTCTTCGGAATGCTGTCTCCCCAGGTCGCGCGGTACCGTCAGGGTGTGGTCGTGAGAGCCGCCCGGGAGAATTGCCCCTTCGTGATCGTGCAAAAGGTTCTGACTGCCCTGAAGGCTGCCCAGGCTGCGACCAACATCGACGCCTCGACCGTTGTCCCAGCCTCGAATGAACTCGCCGCGTAGATCCGGAAGACTGAACGTCGTGGATCCGTCGCCAGCGCCGTGGGTTGTACCAATGCGGCTGAAGAGATCGGCGTAGGCAGTCCGGGACACCGATGCCCCATTGGCCCTAAGCCAACCGGCTGGTGGGGACGCCATCGCGAAGTGCGAGACCATCCCCCGCATAGCGTTATCCACAGTGGTCCTGAGCGTTTGCAGGGCTTTGGTGGTGGCCAGCACTTCGCTGCTGTCGCTCGCGGGATCGTCGCTTTTCGCGTTCGGCAGGTTGCCCAGATCGACGTCATCCTTGGTGGTCGCGCGGGCGCGCAGGTTCTCGTAGTCGCCATTGCGGGCGGCTAAGTAGTTCACCAAGTCGGTACCGATCGGCTGCATCACACGCTGATCGGTGATGACGGCAGTGGCCGCGATGCTGGCCAACTCCACCACGTAATGCCAATGCCCGTTGCTGTCCTGGTAATCGGCTTTATTGGCGCCGAACACGACCGTCCAGGCCGCCACGACATCGCTGCCCACGTGCGCCAGGTAGACGTCCAGCCACGCCTTGGCAGGCAGAGCGGGCAACTGCACCAACGTCGCGTCGGCCAATGCCACCCGGATGCCTTCGACGTAGGCCATACCGGCCTTGAGCTGGAACAACCCCAGACTGTTGCGCTCCAGCTGCAGGCTGTCGTTGTAGAAACAGGCCCGACCGAAGACGTCACGGTTGCTGACACGCTCGCGCTCATCGATGCCGTTGAGTCTGACGGTAAAGTCGTGCTGCCAGGTGCTGGCATCCACGGTCAGACCGGTCAGCGCCTGTGCACCGTTAAACTCCACCAGAAAGTTGCGGGTGACGTTGTTGCCGATCTGCAGCGGCGGAATGTTTCGGCGCTTCTGTTGCACCGGCACGTAGGCCACCGCCAGCAGTACATTCTCGGCGGTTTCCAGACCGATCCAGTTGAAATCCCAATCGCCGATGTCGGAGCCGACCATCAGGCTGTAGATCACCTGCCGCGGGCTAACGTAACCCTTGCGGTTGACGTCGGCGGTGTAGACGATCTGTGCAGCCGGCGGTTTGGCACCGGCACGATCCACTGCCGCATTCGGATCCAGTCCTGGAACATTGGCCAGCACAAACCGGGCAACCTCCAGAACCTGCTGAGCACCCTGCTTTTGGGCAATAAGGCTCTCGCCGGCGAGGGTAATGCTAGCTCCCATGGGTGCTCCTAAATGGGTCGTTCAATAGGGTCATCAGGGCCAGCTCGTTGATCACCACCATGCTCGAGGAGTCGTCCATGGTGGCAATGAGCGTTTGCTGGTCATCGTTGAAGTCGGCAACGCGGATGTTCAGGGTCACCGGCGTGATGGTGACGAAGTCATAGCGGCGACAGGTGCGGCCGTACTGCTGCATCAGCACGCGCAGCAACACTGGGTTTTCGCTCAGCTGACTGTCGGTCAGGTGCAGCTGGACAATGTCCCAGTCCAGACCGTCGATGCGCTCTTCCAGCTCGACATAGCCGACGCCCAGGCGTTGGAAGATTCGGACCATGCCAGCGGTGCTGCCAGCGTCGACGGCGTTGATAAACGCGTACTTGACGCGTAGGCGATACAAGCGCTCAGGCTCGCCATGAAAACGCTGGATATCGCGCTGCCAGGCCAGCAGGTCGAGCACATTGATATGGCAGGTCTCGGCGTCCAGCTGCAGCAGCGGCCAGCGCAACCAGCCCTCGGCTTTTTCCCACCAGGACTGGGCGGCGGCCTTGAGCTTGGCCAGCTCGATGCCGTCGAGCCAGAAAGGCAGACTGAGCTTAAGCACCTTGCAGGATCTCCACGCCGGAGAGCCGCGGAATCGTCAACTCGGAAAGGATGTCGGCGTTGCCAAAATTCAGCGACTCGATGCCGGTGAACTGCTGGTGCAGCTCCTCGCCCAGGCGGCTGAAGGCAAAGCGCGACTGCGGATAGGTCAGCGTTGGTTGAAAGTCGCGGGTCGTGCTCTCGCGAAAGGCTGCACGGATGTAGAGCTCGACGTCGGACTTCAGCGCTTCCCAGCGTTCGGTACCGACTTCGGCCTTGGGCCAGAGGGTCAGCTGCACCAGGTGCTGGGTTTCCGGCATCTGCATCACGACCAGGTCATCGCCGTGACCATGGTTGCCCTGGTCGCGGATGTAGTTGTTGATCTGGGCAAGGTAGGTGTCCGCCGGTGAATCGGCTTCGAACAACACATAGGCATTGGCGCTGCCCGGTCCACGGGGGGCCCCGTGTTCGAAGTAGACACCGTCGGCCTGGACGCCCGGAAAGGCGGCAATCATGGCGCGGTAGACCGCGTCGGTGTGCCACTGGTTGACCGCCGAAAATT